TTTATTATACTTTTAGTAGTAGCTTCTCTTATTTTTTTAGCATTATCTAATACTAAAATTACGTTCTCACATTCACCACCTTTGGCTGCGTGAATAGTAGATACTTTGATTCGTGCTTCATCACTTAATCTTTCTTTATTTGACAACATTAATCTTATATAAATTTTTTCATCAGCGGGTGCATTATCAAAACACTCAAACCATTTTAAATCTTTTTTAAGTTCTCTATTACCCATGTATTCTTTAATATCTTCTAGGGCGCTATCCAATACGTCTTCACCATTTAACCATTTACTATGATTAATAATTGCTTTGTATAATTTAGTGTTGTAACTTTTTTGATGTTTATTTTCATAGTATAAACCTTTTACTTTTAAAAGATCACATATTTCTTTGGCCCTGGATAACGTTCGGGTTAATATCAACCAATCCTGACTAAATAAGTCAAGATTCTCTAAGCTATTGATTTTACTACACAATCCTTCTTCATCTCTTGGTAAATAATTTTTAGTTGCTCTAAGTCCTTCTATTCGTGCCGTAATAATTTCTGATACATCCTGTACTGCTCTTGGAATTCTCCGTGATCTTGATAATACTTTTTCTGTAGCGGGTTCTTTAATAAATCTGTCAACATCTGCACCGGCCCAACCATAAATTGCTTGGTCATCATCTCCTGCAAGATAAATATTTTTTGATTTAGATTTTAGTATGTCATATAGTTTCCATTGTATTGGGGATAGATCCTGAGCTTCATCAATAAACACCACATCAAAATCTGGAATTTTATTTGGTTGCTGTACAATATCATGGATCATATCTGTAAAGTCTACTAAGTTATTTATGTCTGGATGTTTGTAGTGATTGTAATTTGCCTCAATATGTTTTAATAAATCAGGTTTCACATTTGTTGAATGTTCTCCTGTGCAATACTCATCCCATACTGGAATATTTTTTTCTTTTGCTTTTAAAATAATTTGAAAGTATTCGTTATCACAAGTTAGGTAAGGTGAAGCATCTGCATCTTTTTTAGCGTTGACTCTAATACTTAATTCTTTTCCAAGATCATTGTAATGATAATCCTGCATAACGTTTTCTTCTCTTAGTCCTAAACTATGAAAAGCTAAAGAGTGTAGTGTTTGAAAATATCTCAGTTGTTTTTTTTTATACTCAGGATTTTTCTTAAGCATTCTATCTCTTGCTTCATGCGCTGCTTTACGAGTAAATGCAAAATAACCTATTTTACTTACTGGAGTACCTACTCTTATGTAAGCCATGGCTCTTCGAATTAATTTCTCTGTCTTCCCTGTACCTGGAGGGCCATATATCTTTGTAACTTTTGTCATTAAAGAATATCTTTTTTACTCTTCATCGGTATAATTTCTATTTCATTTTCTTCTTTGTCAAAATATTTCATAGAAACTTTTATACATCTAACAGGGTTGTTAGATTTTTTTTCAGTTGTTTTCTTAGGATATCTTTTAGGATGTCTAAGTTCGGCATCAAAAAAATCCATTAGCATTTGTCCTGTTCTATCTATCTTAGCTTTCCATTCTTTATTTTTTAAAAAATTATAAAAGGGATCAAATACAAAATAAGCAAAGCCATCAGTATCAATTAATGTGCTACCACTTCTAAATGCAGCATCACTTACTGCTGGAACACCGTGAATATAATCTTCTAAATGTTTATGTAATACTTCTTTTGGTGATGTACCTGGAGGAGCTTTCTCTGTTTTCATTCCTTGCCATAAAACATCCAAAACAGTTTGCATATCATCACCTTTGATCCTTGGTGGTGGAATAGGTGTATGTGCTCCAATTAATCGTCTAAGTTTTTCTTGGTCCATGATATAATTTACATCTCTCGCAATTATTTGTTGAGTCGTTTCACCTTCTACTTTGTCATTGTAATGTACAGTAAATCTAAACTCTGGGTCTGGAGAATAATCTATTTTAATTAATGCAGATAATGTTGGAAACTTTTTAACCTTATCAGAAGCTACACCAAACTTTCTTTTTAAACATTCTGATTTAACACACATACTATTAATAGGTTCCTCTGAACAAGTATGGCCTGCAGTATCTTTTTTATAAGCTTTAATTTTTTGTTTTACTTTTTCATCCCCCCAAATATTATCGTAGACAATATAATTTCTTGCACCCTCTAAAAGTTTTTCTTCCCAATTGTCAGGGTATTTCTTTTTAGCAAACACCATATAGTTATAAATAAATCTGTCTCTGTAATCATCCAGTTTAGATTTTGATAATCTTTGCAAACATACTGGACCATCTATAAATTCATCGGCACCACCTGTAAGTTCGAGTCGGATTAATTCATTGGCGAATTCTTCTAGATCTTCTTTAGTCTTTGTGTTAGCCTCGACGACTTTTATAAATTGCTCAAAAGTAAACTCACTACCATCTAAATTAACACCAACTCTTTCATTACGGTTGTAGTAAGGTAGATTAATGAAGTTACCATTAATAGGTTTTTGATCTGATCCAATACCTAGTTGTGTTTGTTTAGGAAATATTTCTGTTGATGCTTTTAAATCAAATGTAAATAATAATTTATCTAAAAAATTTCTAACAAAACTTGCTTTGACTGGTTCTTTAAAGAATACATATATATGAAGTCCACCACTTTTAGATTTAACAGGTACGACTGGAATGTTTTTCTTATCAATAATTTCTAAATATTTTCGAAGATCAAAGTTATCATATTCATCAGAGTCGATATCAATTGCTCCAAACTTTGCGAGCCCTTCATCATTACAAGGTTGTATACCAATAGATTTTTTACCTGTAAGATGATCTAAATAATCAGACTCTAATAATTCTTTTGCTGCCCAACCATATTTTAATTTAAGTTTACCTGTAGAAGGATCTTTGTATGCAGAGTTTATATCTGCATAACCATAGTCTCGTTTAAGACCTGTGAATATTTCTATAAATTTATTTTCCATCTTTCCTCTTTAGTAGAGGTGGCTCTACTCTCGCTTCGCCACCTCTGTTGCAACCATTCCCGGAGGGGAATATTAATAGTGAGCTGATCCGTCTTTAGACTTAGCAGTATCTTCCTCACCATGTTTAACTTGAACATCTCCTTTTGAAATGCTTTCAGAAAAACTTCTAGCTTGTTGATACAATGCAGCATCTTCGATTGGACCTATTTTGCTCACCTCCCAACCAAACCATGTACCTTTGTCGTTAGACTGTTGCACGGTTTTTAGTTGATAAAGATGGCTAAAAGATGCCGGTGTGAACATCCCGTTCTTACCTTGCATCTTTATACTTTGCATCATGCTATTCCATTTTCTACTAATTTTTAATTGAGTAGACTTCATAGCAATTAACGCAGTAGTTGGTGAAGAACTATTAACTAACACAAAATGTTGTGCAGTCTTCTCGATATAATTTCCGTTTGGCAATCTATCTTTGAAGTCTCCACCTCTTGTTGTCTTAGTCATAATGTCACTTGATGAAGGATAGATATTTACTGGCGCACCAGATCCATCTTTTCCTCTATCTTTCCACTCAACATACTCGAGTTTGTAGTAACACGGAATCACTGGGACTCCTTTTTCACCGTTGAAGAGTTCACCTGTTACTGAATTATAAATCATTCCAGGTTCTGCACCTTCAACATACTTACCGTCTCTCTTGTTTACTTCAGGAGATAACTGTCCAAGTATTTTAAGGAAAGGTAATGCAAGATCATCTTGACCTACCGTTCCAGTTAGCACGTTTGCATCAGCTTCAAACACTACGTTTGTAGCCAATGCACCATTTTTCTTTATTGTTGGTTCTTTGTTCATGTTTCTATTTCCTTGTTATTTTGGTTCGGCTTCCTGCGAACACGTTAAATAGATCCGTGGGCATCTCTTTCCCAGCCTCGAGACGCTCACGAACCAATGCTTTAAGTGTCATAGGCTCAACCTTTAACTTCTGGGAAGGTTGATATCCATGACCTTGTGCAAGGACAGCATATTCTGCAGCCTTGTTATCTTCGTTACGACCAAAGGAAACGGTGACCTCATTTTTAATAAGATCCCCCAAGTCATTTTTACGAAGCCAGTTAAATGCTTCTTCCTGTTTTGCTTTAGGAATAGAAGCACCATAGACGGGTTTGACTTCTACGCCAGCCCCATCTGATAAACTAAATTTAGATATATTCATTTCTGTCATCATCGTGGGTATAACGTCCCCAGATAAAACATCCATATCATTTTTTAGTTTTTTTAATTCTTCTTCTTTTGCAGCGAACTTATCTTCCATAGTCCTTAACTTAATGACTTGTTCTGATAGTTCTTTCATGTCATTCGTGTTTGCTAACGAATCGACTTTGTCTTCTTCTAAGTTTATACTCATGTCTTTTTACCTTTCGTAGTAGTTAATGATTCTGTTAATATAATGTCATAATATCCTATGTCAAGTTTATTCTTCAATCTTTCCTTGTTCATATAAATTTATTTCTATTGGATAATAAGTCTTTTCTTGTCTATCCCATTTAAGTAAATTAAATTTTCCCCCAGTTTTATCTGCCACAATTGAACAAGCTACACCTATGATTGCAGGGTCACCTGTAAGTAGTAAATAATCTTTGGGGGTATATTTATCTAACAGTTTTCTTAATTTAAAAATTAAGGGCCCTGGAGATAATATAATTTGTGAATGTTCTGGTAATAAAGTTTTTAAGGTACCAAACTTTTGAGCTCCCATAATATTAAATTTAGGTGCACCTATTTTGGTTCCTGGTAATTCTTGGATAATATACACAACCGATTGATGGTTTTGTGTTGGTATTGTATTTAATGTTGTTAATCCCATATAACTTTCCTATTGACATCTACTATAGGGTTATGGTACCACTGTCAACAGAAAGAAGAATTATTATGAACTATAAATTTAAAACTAAGCCATACGACCATCAATTGTCTGCGTTAGAAAAATCGTGGAATAAAGAAAATTTTGCCTATTTTATGGAAATGGGTACAGGTAAATCTAAAGTGTTAATAGATAATGTATCTATGCTTTATGATAAAGGTAAAATTAATGGACTACTTTTAATTGCACCTAAAGGTGTTTATAAAAACTGGTTCGACTCAGAGATACCTACCCATATGGTGGACCACATAGATAAAAAAATGGTGTTGTGGCAAGCCAATATAAATAAAGGACAACAATTAAAGTTAGATACTCTATTTGAAACAGGTGAGGATCTTCATATATTAATTATGAATGTAGATGCTTTCAGTACAGAAAAAGGTGTAGAGTTTGCAGCTAAGTTTTTAAGATGTCATAGAACTTTAATGGCAATTGATGAGTCTACTACTATAAAAAATCCTGATGCTAAAAGATCTAAAAATATTTGTTCATTAGGTAGACATGCAAAGTATAGAAGAATCTTAACTGGATCTCCTATTACAAAGTCTCCATTAGATTTATATAAACAGTGTGAATTTTTAGATGAAGGGTTGTTAGATTTTACTTCTTATCTTGCATTTAGAACAAGGTACGCAATCATGAGTACCATGAGACTACCTACACACAATGCACAAATAGTAGTGGGTTATAAAAATCTATCTGAACTATCAGAAAAAATAACTACGTTTTCAGATCGTGTATTAAAAGAGGATTGTTTAGATCTTCCTGATTATACTTATCAAAAAAGAATTATTCAATTAAGTAAAGAACAACAAAAACTTTATGACCAAATGAAACAAGTCGCTCTTGCTCAAATGGATGGTAAGTTGATGACTACTTCTACTGCATTAGTTCAGTTGATGAGACTCCAACAAATTACTTGTGGTCACTTCAAGGCAGATGATGATACTTTAAAAATAATTAAGAATGAAAGAATTCCTGCTTTGATGAACATACTAGAAGAGGTAGAAGGTAAAGCTATTATCTGGGCCCATTGGAGACATGATATACAATCCATCGTTAAAGCTATTGAAAAGGTATATCCGGGTTCCGTGATGACTTATTATGGATCCACGTCTACTGAAGACAGAGCCAAAGCTATTAAAGAAATACAAGATCCTGAATCTAAAGTTAGATTCTTAGTTGGTACACCTCAAACCGGTGGTTATGGTATTACACTTACTGAGGCTAATGTTATGATTTATTATTCTAATGGTTATGATCTTGAGAAAAGAACACAATCAGAGGCTAGAATAAATCGTATAGGTCAAACTAGAAAGATGACTTACATTGATATCATATGCGAAAAAACTGTAGATGAACGTATAGTAAAAGCTTTACGTAAAAAAATAAATATTGCATCTGAAGTTATGGGAGAAGAGTTAAAAGAATGGATCTAATTATTTTTAATGATGGTGTGTATCAATTAATACCTGTAACAAAACAAATTATGGAAGGTATTGTTATAACTGCTGAAGTTGATTGCTTTGCTTTGTGTGATATTTTAAGACTTAAATTGTCTGGTTATGTAGATAGTTTAAACTTACATATTATGAATGATGGTAGTGGTAATTTTATTGGATGTATGTGTCGTTAAATTTTCATATCCATAATTAAGGTCAAAAGCACAGCTCCCATACCACCAACAATCCAATACTCTAATCTTTTAATTCTTTCTTGCATTTCTTTTATTTGCTCGAACGTTTGCTTTTGCATAATTCTGCAAAGCTTTTCATGAGATTCTATTTTCTCTAATGCAGATTTTTTCATTAAAAACTACCCATACTATCTGAACCACCTGGTCCTGTTGATCCTGGAGAAGCTCCACCTCGTCCTGCAGATCCTGTACCTCTACCACTAGGTTCTACTTCTCCATAATAATCTGATGTCCCGATGTTTGTAGGTTGTGGACCAAAAGGATTTTCTTTCTTTTGTACCATATCTTTAACTTGTTCAAAAGTTAAGCCATAGTTATCGGAATAAAAATCGTTTGCGAGTGCTTGGTCTAAACTAGCTAATCCTTCTAGCGCGTAAGATCTAAAAGAATTAGATCCTGGTTCCATAAAATTATTTTTCATAAGAGTTGAACCTACATTGTAACCAAATTTATCTTGTTGTCCAAATTGTCCATAACCACCATACATATCAATTCTATTTTGTGCGTAAGGGTCTGTGCCAAATGCATTTCTCAATCCGCCCATTAAAAAACCTATTCCCGGTATTCCTGTAGCCAAACTCATTATTCCTCCAGCAATTTGTGGTCCATACTTGTTGAAAGTATTACTAAGTGGTTGAGTAACTCTTTGAAGACCAGAAAAAAAAGGATCTTGAAATTTACTTCCATCTTGAATCTGTCCTGTAAAACCATAATCAGCAGGGGCTACATCATTGTATTGAAGCTCACCAGAGGCATACATACCAGCATCTCTTTGTTCTCCTACCGTTCTACCTGGAGCTATTCCCTGTACACCTGATGCTACTGATAATTCTTTTAAAGTTGCCATAATTAACTAAATATCCCTCGTGGAAAATATTGTTGAAATATTCCAGCATTTGTTCTGTTAGGAACAGAAGCGGACACTACTTGACTATTTATAGCAGTATTTTTGTTTTGATCAACGGGTAAAACTGCAGGAGTATCAGTTGTTTCTTGAACACCTAAACTTGAAGCTTTAGCTGGTAATTCTTGTAGTGAAAATAAATCTGGACTTACAGATAAATTCATGCTTTCAATAAAAGCGTCCACTCCAAAATCTAAATCAAATCCATTATTATCTCTTCTTAAAGACTCCCATGTATCATTTACAAGGTCCATAGCAATTTCATAGCTTAAAGATGCATTTAAATTTTCTTGTTCTAACCTTTTAATAGAAGACTCTAATCTAGATGAACTAGGAGTAGGAGCTACAAATCTTCCTCTTAGAAGAGCTTCGACTCTATTTTTATTTCCTAAACGATCCGTTAATATTTGTCTTATTTCATTAGTAGATACTCCTAAATCCAAAGCATCGTTTATCGTATTTTTTAAATTTCTTTGAGATATAAAAGAATTTTTCATCCACTCTTGGTAAGCAGCTACTTTTCTTTCGGGGGAAACATTTGTTGAGTAAGCTAAACTACTAAATTTTTGCGAAACGTTACTTTCATCTTTTCTGTAAGAAGAAATAACAAAAGGCATACTTTGTTTAGGTTTAATTTCTTGTACTCTTAGACCAGACATCAATGCCACTATTTCATCTCTAGTGTCTCTTCCAGTACCATAATCTGTAAATTGTCCACTAGCTCCTTGCCATATTTTTTGTGCAGAACTAAAAGCTCCTGGAGTTAACCCACCTATAATATGCTCTAAACTTCTAGCCCATATTTCTCCATCTGAATCTGTTTCTCTGTATATTTTTTTACCACTTGCAGTTTCACCTCCTCTTCCAAGTATAGGAGAAACATCAGTAAATCTTTCTGTACCAATAGACTCAGCAATAAATGGAGCAAAAAATTCTCTTAAAGCACCTGGATTCTGTCTATCTCCAATAAGCGCATTTAAAACAACTGTACCTGCGTTATCCTGATTTAATTCACCTCTACCATAAGCATTAACAACAGCATTAATAGGTCTAACTAAAAAATCGTAAGGGTTAGAGTAAGAGAAATTAAAATATTTAAATACACCATCTGCATCTGGAGAACTTAATGGAATTAAAGTTGCATTTTTTTCATATTGAGGAACAAAACTTCTTGCTTTTTGCATCATTTCATCTGTTACTCCTGTAATGGCTTGAGCGGTTCCACCAATGACTGTGCCTATACCACCAAATGTTGCGCTTGCTCCAATCAATCTACGAGCTCCCATTTGTCTAATGTAAGGATTAGTGCTAGTTAATTCTCTTGCACCTAAAGTAATTAAATTTCCACCTGTTCTTAATATCTCGGCGGGAAAAGCTATGAAATTTCCTAAAGGTAAATCTCTTATAGTTTGTATTGCTTTAGGCACCTTACTATAAGTTGGAATAGTATTAGTCACTAAATAAGCAGACACTTCTTCTATAGCTTCTTGAGCCGTTTTTTGTTTTCCAGAAATAGAACTAATCTCTATAAAATCTTCTTTGGCTACAGTTTTATACCATTCTCTAACTTGATCTAATACTTTAGCAGGTGTGGCTTTTGGATCACCAAACGCTTGTTTCAATGCTGATTGATAGAATCTATCAGAGTAAACTTTCCAAATGTTATCTCCACCTTGATAGACATCAACAAATTTTTTAACTGTTGGATTTTTCATAAAGTCATCTACATTTAAAAGACCTTTCACTCCTCTTTCTGCTAAACGTTTCATCTCATTAACTTGAATACTTTGATCAATAATTCCTCTAGTTACACTAGAGTCCAGCCATTCATCAAACATTTTAGGATCAAATTTTCCACTTTGAAATATGTCTTCAAATATATCTCTAAATGCTTGCGATACTGAACTACGACTACCTATCAAACCACTCGCTAGTGGAAAGAAAGATGCGGTAGATACGTTTCTTACTTGAGTCATTGGTGAGAAAATTGTTTTAGAAATTTGACCACCTGCTTTAAATTTCATTAAGTTAGAATAAATAGGAACGTCAAATAAATTATCAAAATTACTTTTAACTCCTTGTATAGCGTTTGCAATTTCAGGAAGAGCATAATAAGTATCGAATTTTTTAACATCTTCAACAGCATCTTTTAAAAAAACATCTTCACTTTCTAAGTCTTTAGCTTTAGGATTTCTAATTTTTTCATTTCTAAAAAATTTAGAGTCTAAAGCCAAATCATCTATTGAAGTAATACCTGCATCGGTACGTGCAGTAACTTTTCTTAAACGCGTTGGATCAATTCCCTTATTTAAAACAGCCTGATACGCTGCATCATCACTTAAAAGATTTTTAAACACTAACCCATTTTTCATCCATTGATCTTCGATAAGATCAAAATACTGTCTTTGATAAACCTGTTTATTGTTCCATATGATGCTGTCTAAAACAGGACTAAAATCATTAATAGCTTCTTTTTGACCTTTAGGAGTAGATAGAAATTTTCTAATTTCATCAGAAATATCATTTACATTATATGTTCCAGCTTTATCTTTTTTTAAATCTTTACCTATTGTTCTTCCTATTGAACTAAAATATTTTTCAGGATTAGATCCGGCATTAATAACAGCACTTTTTAAAGCGTTCATTCTAATTTCTACGTTTTTATCTAACGCTTTAACAATATCTTTTTCTCTATTTGTTAGTTTAGGATTTTTAGATTTTAATTTTTCTTTTAATTGTCTGGCAGCTTTATAACCTACGTTTTCTAAACCCTCTGCGGTTGCTCTCATATTTTGATTTGAAAGAAAAGCTGTTCTAAATTCTTTTTTTGCTCCAGCAGCAATTGGTCCTTTGACGTCAAATTCAAATTTACTGTTGTTAAAAGAAGCTAACCTTTGTTTAAAGAAATTATCTGCATCATTCATTTTTAAACCGGCTAATGCTTTAAAAGATTTAATTGGAGAGTTACCAAATAAATTTCCTACCAACATATTGGATTCTTTTAACATTTGTTTAATGTCTTTAGCTTCTTGTCTTACAGAAGGATCTACTAATTTTAATTTTTCAGCAGCTCCTTTTCTGTCAGGAGTTATGATGTAATCTGTTATTTTGTTTCGTTCTCTAGTAAGCTCATCGGTAATGTTTCTATAACCTCGACTATTAGTAGCTTTATCAAATAGATTAGTTTTAAATTTAGTAACAACGTTGTAAAGTTTTGTATTAATCATTTGATCTCTACGATCAAATTTTTTTTTGATAGCTTCTAATTTTCCGGTTACTTTGTCTCCTTCTGTTTTTAAACCTTTAGTCATCAACCCTGCAGAGCTAAAATATTCCTGTAGCTTACTTAATTTACCTGCTACTGCTTGCCCAAAAGTTCCACCTTTAGTATTAAAAAAAGCCCATTGTCCTGGATCCGGTATACCTAATTTATCGTAAATAGTTTGTTTAGCTATATCTTTTTTCGTACCGAGTTTAGTTACACCTTTAGTTAAAAAGGTACCTTCTTTACCTGTACCTGCTATTACTTGAGTTAAAGGATTTAAAATTTTGCTATCTAATTGTCTAAATACTTGTCTACCTGCTGGATCAATTACTTTATTGTAGACAGGTCCTAAAAGTTTTTTACCCACTGCACCTGCAACAGGTAACATTGCAATACCTCCACCAATAACTGCACCCTCGGCTCCAAACTTTAATTTTTGTTTCATTTTTTCTACAGCTAAGTCTTTACCTGTAGCTGATGCAAGATCCGGTGTTTCCGTTATACCAAGCATGTCTGACAAGACAACGTTCTTAGTTGGTACACTAACTGCAATATCCGTTGCTCCACCTAACGCTCCCCAGTAACCTGCTCTTCTTGCAATCTCTACACCTTTGGCTCCAACGGTTGGAAGACTTGAAAGCGCTGTAGTTTGTCCTGCTTTTTGTAAAAGAGGAATTGCTCTACCTATTTTTGATGCAACACCTAAAGGTACACCAAATTGAGTTATAGTTTGAACGATTTGTCCAAGACCGGTTTTAGCCTCTAAATTTAAAATAGGGGCGGCATCAAAAAAAGCATCTATCTTTCCTGTAAGATCTTTGTCGGTTAGCATATCAAAAGGTAGTACCCCTAATGTAACCAAACCTTGTAAAGCATCACTAATACCTCCAATAGGAGCTCTAAATATATCTAAAGCATAATCACCAATAGTTGTTTCACCTTGAGCGGCTGTTGCAACATCCTGTGATTCTGAAAACACTGGAATTTGAGATAGCTCTTTCCAATCCATGGAATCCTCCTATGCCAATACCGATGGTGGTAATATTAAATTAACTCCGTACTTGGTATTAAATCGACTAACATCTTGTTGATTATTTAAATAATAAAAATCTTGTAAAGCTTCTTTGCTGTTAGCCAACAGCTGTACAATGTCGTCTGTTATTTCTTTTGGTAATCTATTTCTTAATGTAGAAAAATCCATAACAGGTACTTCTTGCATAGGGTCTACATTTTCTGCAGCAGTTACTTCAGTAGCTTCTATTTTTTCTGTCCCTGTAGGAGTAACAATACTTTCATCTACTACACTTATATCAGTCTCTCCTGTTTCCGGAGTACCAATGGCTCTTTTAACTCTGCCACCCTCTTGTAAATATTCTCTAAGACCATAAAGATCTATTAATTTTTCTGCTCCTGACGCACTTAAAGATTTTGCTAATAAAGTTAATTCAGCTTTTGCTTGGTCTACTTTTTCTTTAGCCCCTTTTAAATTTAAATTTTTTGAATATTTTGCAATGTCCGCCTGTAGTTGTCCTACTCTCGTTGCACCACCTGATGTTCTAAACTCTGCTGCACCTATTTCTACGTTAGCATCAGCGGGAGCTATTGTTCTAGGTTTGTAAACTACTTCAATAGCTTCAAGTTCTAATTCTCTTTGAGGTCGTTTGTCTCCTGCTTGTCTTTTTAAAGTTACGTATGTTTCAACTTGTTTTTGTTTATCATTTTTTTTACCGTTTGCTAACTCCGTAGCTTTGTAATTTTTATATGCAGTTAAGATTATGGCCTTGTCTTGTTTTCTTTCTTCTGCTTTATATTTAAGAGCTTCGTTAGCACCTACTTCTAATTTATCTGCAATTGTTCCAGGTGTTTTAATAGCTTTAGCAAGTAGTAAAGCTTTTTCACCTTTGCTCATTCCAGTGTTTTTTAATAAGTCTTTAAGAATATCTACTTCATCACTAATTGCATCTTTCATAGAAAGTTCACTTGTTAAAATATCGTCTGTACCTTTACCTGTACCTGTACCTGTACCTGTAGTATTTATTTCAGCTTCTTTTACACCGTAAGATACTCCACGTCCTGGTCTTATTACACCAGTCACTGCGGTATCTTTTAAATCATCAGCGTCTGATGTTATTTTAATATCTGCAATATCTTCAACAACCTTTGGACCTGCATTAGTCATAAAAGTAGTGCTGCCATTATTTTGGGCACCTAAATTCATAAACTCAAAACCTGTTCTATTAGAAAAGAAAGGTGAGTCTGGTTTTAAAAAAGGGGAAACAAAATTAGGATCTGTGTATCTTGGTCCTAAAAACATTTTAGCAATACCACTAGGTTGTCCTGAAGCTCTATCAGCTCTTACTTTTTCCATATATTTTTGATAACCGGTGTTGTCACCTTGCCCTACACCAAAGTTCATTCCCATAAAACCGCTTTGTGCTTTTACTCTAGGAGTTAATTGTCCTATACCCGTTGCTCCGCCTTTTCTAAATGATGGTCAAACCATAAGCACTTAATCCTGCTGATAAAGCTTGTGATAAAGGTCCAACTGTTCCAGCACCACCACCTGTACCTACTGATTGTGTTGTGGTAGGTGATCCGCTTGCCTGACTAGCTATCCCTGATCCAAAAGCCTGGATTCTACTTAAAGGTTCATTGTATGCTAATTGATTTTGTTGTTGTTGCGCATCTAGTAAAGCTTGTTGATAAGCTAAATTTCCTGTACCCGCTGCACCTAATTGTTGTACACCACTCGCAGCGAGTGATGGTTGTAATGATGCTAAATTTCTTTGTTGTTCGAAACCTTGTTGTGCTAATTGATTCGCTTGAGTGAAACCTTGACCTAATAATTGAGCTTGTAACAATGCTCTTTTTTGTGCAGCGTCTGATGCATACTGAGCTTGAGCCACACCTTCTCTACCACCACCGAAAGCACCTGCTTGAATAGCATTGGCTGCAAGTTGTGGTACACCTCTAGCTGTTTGAGTATCAAACTCTGCAAGAGTTGTATCAATCACCTGTTGTTGGTATGGTGACATAAAAGATTGGAAAGCTTGTGGACCTGAATACGCTGCTGCCTGATCCAAGAAAGGTTGATAGCCTGCAACTCCAGTGCCTTGACCTGCACCTGTTACTTGTCCTTCTGCACCAAAAGATAGTTGACCTAATCCTGCTTGAGTTGCTGCTTGTTGTTGAGCTGCTTGCGTTAAAACGTTTTGTCCTGCAACCTGTGGTCCAAGTTCCGCTAACGTTGGTACACCGGCAGAGCCTGGAGCTCTACCAACTTGTTGCGTTAATAAATCTATATAGTTTTCTTGAGCTGCTTCTATTGCAGGGGATCGTCTTACTGTTTGTGTATAATCTGTTGCTGCCATTATGCTTTACCTACTTTTTCTGCTTGTTTCATTGTGTTGTATAATTTCTTAGATCCTTCTTCAACGCTGCCATTACCGATACCCCGTACCGCATCAGCAGTCATTACAAATTCATTTTTAGATAACATAGCGGGTACATCATCAGCTCTTTCTTTGATACCAACTGGTACAAAACCACCTTCATCTCTGTAGTCTCTCTCAACTACACCTGCATTATTTTTTCTCATCTTGCCTGTTGGTATTTTAGCTTCCATAATACCCCCCTCGGCTTTCATTTTAATTCCAAAATCTCTTTCTAGTTCTATATCTATAAAAGAAACATCTTCATCAGGGTCGTTAGCAAGTAGAGAACTTCTTGTTAACATTAATTGTGCTACTCTATTAGAAGAACCTGATCCGCCTTTAAGACCTATTCTTCCGCCGTTTTTAAATTTTAATTCATAGCTATATATTTTATCAGCTAATTCTTTTCTTTCCGCAGAATTTAATTCACTTACCTTTTTACCAAATTCTTGCATTGAAAACTCATCTTGTCCTTCTAATAAAAAATCTATATCTCTTATTGCATCTGTTCCATCTCTAAGACCTATTCTTCCGCCGTCTTTTTTACCTAGACCCATAATAGCAATTTCTTTTAATACTACTGCATCTGCTGCATATCTATCTGGATTACTTAATACTCTATATAATTGCGGCATCGTGTAAGATCTATCTGATCCACCAGCACCACCTAATTTTTTAAATAAATATGATTTTTCTGCAGAGCTAAATGTAATACCTGCCATCTTCATATCTTCTTCGTCTTCGTCATCCCCTGCTTCAACGTCAATTGACATAATACCTATTTCTGCATCTTCTGGTTCAGAACCAAACTTTAATCCTATTCTACCACCGTTGGCAAATTCTGGAACAGGTCTTCCTTTAGCTGCATCACCATAAAGACTTGTAGTTGTATCTCTAAACATTCCTGACATTGCTTCAAAGTCTGATTTTTTAACCATCTTTGGTCCATCCTCTGTCATAATCATTATCATTTCTTCAGTGCTTGTATCTGGCATGATCTCCTCCAGTAATTGTGTTTTTATCATTTCATTAGCACCAGATTCATAACCTATTCTACCGCCGTCTTTTTGACCACCAAAGAAATTAGTTAAGTAAGTTGCGTACTCTTCTTTTTTGTCTGCTTTAGCTGCTTCATCATACTCTTCTGGAGTTATCTCTACTCCAGCGTCCGCTGCTAATGCTTTAGCTTCTGCGTAGGATCCAGCGAAAGCTATTGTTCCTAATAGTGCTGCTTTATCTAAGTTACCGTCTTTATCTGTATATATAGCTTTACCAAATTTTTTACCTAACTCTAAAGCTTTATTACCTGCTTCTCTATAATCAAAATTTTGAACCTTCTCTGCTGCAGTTTTAAACAAATTAAATTCTTGTGACGCTGCTTGTTTAACATCACCTACTAAAGCCATGTCGGAAGCGTCTACTAATGCATTGGTTGCATTAGGAACATATGATAATTCACTAGCTAAAGCTTCTGTTCCGCCTGGAACATATGATACTTCACTAGCTAAAGCTTCTGTTGGAACATTTGCTGTTGATCTCGATAAAGCACTTGCACTATCTCCGGCTCTTCCACTATCTACACTTATACCTTGAACACCTTCAGTTCCTCGGTTCGAGAAGAATTTACCAAGACCCGTGTCTGTACCTATAGGGGAACTAAATCCTGATGTAAAACCAGTGGGTGTAAACGCACCACCTGATGCAAAAGGATTGCCTTGAAAACCTGCTCCACCTGCGTATCTTGCTAACTGACCACCACCATATGTTAATGCACCTCTTTTTAAAGAGTCACCAATACTGCCTGTTTGGTCAAAGCTACCTATTCCTGCCATAGCTGCGGCTACTGCAGGATTAAATGGCGCAACGAAAGGAGCAGCTTTAACTGCTATATCTGCAACTTCATTAGGTATAATTTTTCTAACAAACTTTTTAAGTGAGCTTCCAATACCAAACTTTTCCCTAGGTGCGACTTGCATTATTCCGCCGTTTGCATAAAGTTGTCTGTTCATTAAAGATCTAGATATCGCCATAATTAGCAGGCGTAGAAGTCCTGTAAATATTATACTTTATTTGATTTTCTTGGGCTCGTCAACCGATTTGAGAGGTCTACTTCCTTGCCACAGATCATCTCTAAATCTGCCACAATAAGAATACTCTCCTACGTGAGTAATAAAATCATTAATATAAGCATAAACTTTACCACCTATATCGGCCCATCTTTGACAAAATCCAAAGTCTTCTCCAAAATAACGTTTAGTTTTAGGGTCATGTAGAGTATCAAATAAGTTATACATATTGGGTTGTTTTACTTCTTTTCCATTAATGATGCTTGCTTGAAATATTTCAAGATCTGGATTAGCTTCGATTAAATCTGTCAATACTTTTCTTTTAATTAACATACATCCTGTTGGTATATGGGTAAGTTCTACAACGCCATCATGAGCTTCGACTTCATTAGGTTTGTCTGTTTTAACAGGATAGGTATAACCAGAGTGCATTAAATCATTTGGACCTGCAATTGCATCTTCTTTTTCATGCATTCTTCTCCACATTTTATCCCAGTCTAATGTTTTCATAGGATAAGGAACACCAATAATATCTTTGTCTTTCTCTAACATTTTAAAAATAGTTTCTGAATTAAAATCAATATCAGAATCTATAAACAATAAATGAGTATAGTTATCCTCATGGTTTAACATACTAGCTACACATAAGTTTCTACCTTGTGTAACTAAAGATGATTTCAATAATGTAAAACTCACCATTATATTTTTTCTCATACAGGCCATTTGAAATTTTAAAACAGCTTGCGTGTAATGCATAGTTACTTCACTATGACACGGTGTACATACCATAATTTTATAAGGAGACACATTTCCTACATTTATTTCTGTGACTTCAGAATCTACCTTGTTGGTTTTTATAGTTTGGTAGGTGTCTTCATTATGGGTAACGGATTGGCTCGAATTTGTTTTATCAAACCAGATGGGTTCATTGTTTTTGCCCGAGGGCGTATTACTTTTTTGCATTAATTGCTCCTTGTAAAAATCTAGTCCAAGAACTAGCTTGTTTATTCCAGTTATAATATTTTTTAGTATAACTAGATTGAGTAGTTAAATGTTCTTGTATAGTTGGTTCATGTAACATTGCTGCAGAAGCTTCTATTCCGTAAGCAAACTTTTCTGCTAAATTTCTGTAATTATTGTCATACGCTATATACATTGGAAATTCTGCTCCTGTTTCAAATAAAGCTCCGTAGTTAGTAGTGATACAATATAATCCAGCGACCATAGATTCTAATAAAGATATGCAAGATGTTTCTTCAAAAATACTAGGATATACATACATATTATAATCTTTTATATGTTCTCTAATATACCCATTTGGTTTGTAACCAATATAATTTACATTAGGTAATTCTTCTGCTTGTTTATAAAGTGCTGTGTAATTGTGATCATTTTTTTTATAAAAATCTTTACCATATATTTCAGTTGAAGAATAAACATCTAAACTTATCAATGGATTTTTAACCAACTGCATTGCACCCAGCAATACACTCAATCCTCTCCAAGGAGTATTTTGGTGTATGATTTTAATAGGTTTTCCTTTTTCATAAGGTTTAGATTTTTCAATAGGTTCAATACCATTTTTAATAACAATACATTTATGGTGAGGTAAACCAAACATCATTCTAAATTTTTCATGATTCCAATGCGAATTAAATACATACCAATCATACTTATGATGATTAGCTTTATTTTTAAACCAGGGATAAAGATTAGGTTGATCCCAAGAATTTTTTTGCCATAAAATATTTACTTTATTAGGATCTAAAGGTACCTTACCCGGTATGCTTGTACATATCTGTACTTGATCCAATAAACTTTTATCTACATGCTTAGTTAAAAATCCAAGTTGTAGTTCTGTTCCGCCTTTAGGGCTTTGGTTTTTTATTATCACTATTCATCACTTTCTGCATTATGTCTAATCCTTTAGGGGACACTTGTACAGTAACATCTGTTACTATATTTTCTCCTTCTACTTTCTCTTTAAACACTTCGTTTGTTTTTGTATTTCTATAAGTTGTTATAGTTGTACAATATATTGTAGGTATTACTTTATCCATTTTCATTCTCTCTGTTTATAAGCGCGTAACTCACAACACCTGTTATTTCATTTGCTGTTCCCGCTTGCATCTTTATAACATCTCCTGCTTCTAAATTCAAGGTATTTTTTAACATGTCGACAGTCTCTTTATTCAAATCCTCATGACTAATAATAACATCACTGCCTCCTGATTTTTTTAAAAATAAATCCGTGTCCACTGCACTAGCAGTATCGTGAACTGCTTGAACTGTTTTTACAATAGCTACCGCAGATACAGATATAGTTAGAACTGTAGTTAAGTTAGTTGTAGTTAAATCAAATACTTCGCTTTTATAAAAAATACTCATGATAAAAAATAATTAAATGCATCTTGTTGGTTTTTTAAATCTTCTTGAAAAGAAAAATTAAGTTGTTGTTTCATAGTAGTCACAGACTCAATAATTTGACGTTGGTTTTCTACATCGTATTCTTGTTTAGGTTCAGGTATATAATTACTTAATTTAGCCATTATGTTTTAGTTTTATCCACGCCTTTTATTTTGCCTTTATTCTTTGAAGCATAAAATACAGCCTTACCTTTTTTCTTACCATATCTATTTTTCATTGATTTCATTATTTTTTTACCTTTTGTAGTAAGTGGCATGTTATCTCCTTCCATCTGGTTGTGCATCCATTCTAAAACTACCATAACGCCAAGTTTCACCTGCAGCGTCATTTTCTATTTTTAAAGATAGTAATCTTCCTCTCGCTCTAGTATCTACTTTATCAGTGGTGCTTGTTATTGTGAAGGGTCCGAGTGGTGAACCCGATTGAAGGTCAGAAGGATAATCAGAAATAAATAAAGTTACTTTAGAGTTGCCTACTAAAAATTTATAGTCTGGCATAAATCTTCTCATAGACATAAATAATTCTCCATCTTCAATATCAAAGTCTCCTGATCTTATAAATGCATCAATAGAAGTTGTACCTGAACTATTAACCTGATCTGTTCCTATCTCGTGAGCATAATAAATAGATGCTCCATAGGTATTTGTAATTCCCGATATTTCTGAAAATACAGGAGTTGTTGTTGCATTGTATTCTGTTGCGTAGGGTAAAGTAAACACACCTTGATCTTGATAAGTGGTTCTTGCTAAAGAAGAAGTAGTCCAACAATTTTCTTGAAAGTTATAAGTCACACATCTGTCTACTTGTTCTGATCCTGATTTAGGGTAAAACCAGTTTACTTCTGTGTATAAACTATTTGGAGCAGAATAAATTGTGTCGGCAGAATTATAATTAAGTCCTAAATTTCCGTTTTGAGTAGTGAAAACAAAATCTTCTACTAAACATGGTAAAGCTTTTACAGTACCATCATACATAAAAAACCCACCTTCTCCTGACATCCAATACACCGCACCATTAACATAGGTAGCTGCATGTTGAGCAATGCATCCACAGTTAGTACCAACTTGTCTTACAGAAAAAGTAAATGGTGGACCAACAAATTGAATAACATAGGCTGCAAGATCTGTTAGTACAAAAACATAATCTTTACCTTGAAGAGCAGCATTAATTTTATTACCCGTGTCTAATCTAAATGTTCCTGCAGTATTGGTAGCTGTAGGTAAATATTCATTTAAATTTTCTTGGTCCGAGAATCTTACAAACATAGGATCTTGAGTAGCCGTATCTCCTATAGTTGTTTCTGTTCCAAAATGAAATAAATGTCTGTCTCTATCTGAAACTAATGTAAATCGACTAGCTGTTGGATTAGCAGAAGTAGAAAAACTAGCGGTTGATAAAGAAGCTCTTACCGTTCTTGGATTAGATGCTCCTGCATTCCATGTAAATGTTTTACCGTTAAAAATAGTTGCAACTAATACTTCTCCAAAATTATCTAAAGACCAATTACCAGGATCTAAAATTACATTACTAGTTCCTCGTTCAGTGCCCCATGTTGAATCACCCCATAAGTAAGTGCTCCAACCATAACCTAACGTTTGAAAAGTAGGACCTACTTCAACATAAGGATTAATAGATGCTGCACCAGATGCAGATGCTGCACCACTTGCATTAACTCTCATTTGAATAGTAAAAGTATTATCATTAGGAACAGTTAAAATTTCAAAAGCACCTGTTGTAAAATCTGTTGCGGAGTATCCTGTCGGAGGAGTAACTGCTGTAAACGTTACGTATCTTCCAACTTGTAAACCGTGAGAAGTTTTGTTAACAGTAACATTGTTTTGACTAGAAAAAGTATCAAATGTTGCTCCTGTAATTGCAGTATCTAAAGGAGTAATATCGTAAAAAGCTTCACCATAATATAAGAATAGACCTTGAGAAGTCCCGATAGCTGTATATCGTTTTTTTTCAGGAGCGGTATATCTAAAACGTACAAAATCTCCGTCTACCCATTGTCCTGGAAGAGCTGAAGGTACACTTTGTTTATTAAAACCTGCTGCAAAATCTACTTTTTTTAATGCCATAGGGTTGAATATATAAGGTTTTTATTATTTTGGTAGTATTATATTCCATTCTAGTCTCGATATCAAATCCTGTAAATAAACCTTTTTAAGTTTATTTTCTTTTATATATTTATGTAGCTCCTCTACATCTACAATAATCCATTGTTTTTTAGCTTCAAATACTATTTTATCTGCTTTGGTATTGAAAGAACCATATTTACCTATTTCACCATCTTTAATTTTTTGTATAGGTCTTGTGTCAAATTTATAAAAAGCATTTTTTCCTTTTATAATTCCAGATATATTCCAAGTGTCTTTTTTAGATGGATACTTTAAGTTTTCTAAATATTCATTAAATTGTTTCACAATTTAAATTTATTTATTTCTTTTTTTAAACCAAGCGGGTAAACCTAATAAAGGTCTTGTATCTAAATAATTTTCTTTAGCAGATTTAGATCCTGCTTTATTGTAATGTAAAAATACTTGTCCACAGTCTTTACCTGTAAATTCTTCTCTCCAATGTTCTAAATCACAACCAGAATAAATTAACATATCCCCTGGTTTTAAATCTACCTTAATACCTGCTTGACCAATTTTACCTGTAGGATCTAAATAAATTGGCCATTTATCCCCACCTAAATTTAATGTTGTAGAAATTTCACAAGAATATCTATCTTTATGACGTGCTAATGTATCACCCTTTTTATATATTCTAGCATAAGAATATGTTTCACTTAATTTTAATCCAGTGTGTTTTTCCATAACAGGTTTTACTTGTTGAAGTAAAGTTTCCATAACTAAATCACTATAATGAGAATAAGTATTTGGAACTTGTTCATCTGTCCATACACCCCAGTATTCTGTAAAGGGTGAAATGTATTTTTGATCAAATAAAAATCTTGCAACTTTTCTTTTATTTAAAAAATATTTGTAAACAAATTCTGCAAGTTCTGTTGAGATAGCTTTCTTTAATACTGTATATTTATTTTTCTTGAACGACATTTATTACTCCTTTTGGTATTGCTTGACAATTCCAATGTATAAATCTAAAGGGATCATAACCCATATCAACAATAAATTGATGTGGCATATACGATGGAAAAAAAATCATTCTACCTGGTTTAACTTTATAATGTAATTGTGTATTTGCATAAGTTAATTTAGTTTTATCTTTTTCAGGAAGTAAATTCATTAAATTACCAGGTCTTGGATCTTCAAACATTGGCATAGATGTTTTATCTGAAGCTTTTAAAAAATAAAAACCCGATATATGTCCGTTCCAATGAGTATGTAAAGAATGATGCCCTGCACCATTTTTAGCAAATTCTTGAACCCACATTTCAGTTATAAAAACTTGATAATCAGTTAAATCAAATCCCATTTCTATTAATAAATTATGAGAAGTTGCACCTATATAATTTTGTAAATCTTTAAAATTAGGATCATTAACTAAAGATGTTGAATGAAAAACATTACCCATATCACCCCTATCTCCAAAATTTTTATTTCTTTTATCAGTAGCTTCTTTTAAATTTTTCTTTGCTTTTTTAATGTGTGGATCAGAAGCTTTATTTAAACTTTTTACAAACGTAGGTTCATCAGCAAACCATATTGGACATTTAAAATGTTCTTCTCTAATTAATTGTTTAGGATAAGTTTGTTTTATTTTCATATTTTAAAAATAGTTAAAATTAACTGTTACTCTCCTTTTACGATTATCACATAAACTACTTGCATGAGGAACACTTGGATCAAATAAAACTACTCTGTTTGCTTTCGCTTCTACTTTTTTATTTTTAAAATATGTAGGACCATTATTATTATTTATATATAATAAACATCCTTTATGTTTAAAAGGATAATCACTGTGAAATTCATTTTGTTCTGTTTTATGTACCCAACAATAATTATTAGCTTTTATTCTTATAATACTTTTACATTCTAATTTTCGTATTACAGGAAGCCACATATTAAACCACTCACTGACAATTCCTGGTTCTCTATAAAAAGTATGTGTAAAATAAAATTTATTATCAGGATCTCTTGTCATAAAGTCATTGTAATACCAAGGAAAATTATCTCCTAGTAATATATTTTTAATATTATTAAAAACTTCTTTATCTAAAAAATTATCTATTACTTGAATGGCCATCCTAAATTCCATATTACTAAACTATACCTTGATCCTTTTTTAACTGGACATACTCTATGCCACACATGTGAAGGAAAAACAACTAAAGATCCTTTAGGTAAAATTTCTTTACATTTTTTAATATTAGGTTTTTTATCAGGGTCTAAATTTCTAAAATCAAATTCTAATTCACCACCTTTATAATCTTTCGGATCTGATAAAGAAACAGTAACTGATAATTTTCTTATTTTTCCATTAGTTGGATTTTGTGGATTTTTTTCATTAAAATAAGGTTTATCCCAAGAATCACAATGCCAATCATAATATTGTCCTTTTTCATATTTTGTAAACTGACAAGATTCAGAGTAATCCCAATTAAAATTCCAACCCGCATTACTGTTTGCTCTATGAACATAAGGTTGTATTTCTTTATAAATCCAACGATCATTCATCCAAACAATATTAGAATCTCTTTTCTTTTTTAAATCTTTTATTGATTTTTCATTTAATTTTTTAGGATCAACACCACCAGTTACTGCTATCTGGTCTTGTAACTGTTTCCCATATTTTATGATTTCATCACAAATTCTAACAGGAATTGCTGATTTAAAATACCAATAATGATTAAATAAATTCATCTGTAAAGTTCATATATCTTTATGAACATGTTTTAACATCTATTATGAAAATGTCAATGTTAAGTAAAAAATATTACTCAGAAACCCAAGTTGTGCCGTTCCAATTATAAACTGCTTTTTCAGAGAAAGCCACATTATCGTTTGATTTTCTTGCCTCCCAGCCTGTATTATTATCAGCTTGATATTTTGTTTCATTCCAAATAATTAAATAATGCCAAACACTAGGATCAACACCATCATCTATAATTGTTGGATAAGTTATTGGCGCCTGCCAATCACCATTTGCATCTAATGTCCATGATGCATGAGGTTGAGGTTCAATAAATTTATCTTTTTCAGCGTCATAAGTAAAACCTATACCCGCATATCTTCCTCTAAAATTATCATGATAAGAAGTCTGTTTCCAAGTACCACCTTTAAAAAAATTCTGACACCATGTTTCTCCATCAACATGCATATCATTTTCTCCTAATGGTCCATTTGAAGTAGGTATATCATTTGCTACAGCTACTACCTTTTCTACAGTATTGTTTTCATCTAATTTTGCAAAATGTGCCATATTTATTTTTTCCTAATTTTAACCACCCGCCACACAAAATGTTCCAGTAACTGTAAATGTAGCTGCTGTTTGACAACCTGGTACAGGTGCAGTTGCATTTGTACCCGGTGCAATTGTTATTGATGGGGCTATTGCATTTGGATATCTTAAAACAACAAAACCTGATCCACCATTTCCTGTATTTGAAGGAGGTGCAACTTCACCATTTCCTCCACCGCCACCACCTCGGTTTTCGGCTCCATTACTAGCTGGAGGGGCTGTTGTTGGGCCTGTTCCTGGAACTCCTGCTCCACCAGATCCACAAGGAGAACCTCCTCCTGCTGTTCCTGGATTGTATGCTCCGCCTCCGCCGCCTCCGGAGAATTGTCTTGGACTTCCATCAATGCTTACTGTTATACCTACTCCTCCTGAGCCTCCGCCGCCTCCTGGTCCTGAAGAAGATACTCCAGCTCCACCTCGACCTCCGCCGCCAGATGCTGCATAGTTTCCTGAACCTGCTCCGCCGCCATTATTACCTTGAGGACCACCTAATGCAGTCGGTACTGCTGGAGTGTTTCCAGAACCTCCAGTTCCTTGGTGACCTCCACCTGCTCCTGATCCTCCATTTCTAAGTGCCGGGCTACATGGTTGTCCATGTCCACCTCTAGTTGCTGTTTTAGAAATACATGCAAGTGCTCCACATGAAATTATTGTTGTGTCTGTTCCAACACCTGCAGAACCACCTGCTCCGATTGTAATATTGTAAAGTCCGGCATCAAAACCTATTCCAGCAGCACACGAATTACAATATGAATATAATAATCCGCCGCCTCCGCCTCCGCCGCCGATTCCGCCTCTTCCTGACCCCCCTCCAGCGACCATTAAATAATCTGCTGTAAATGGATTAGGTGCTACACCGCCTTTTCTTTGACCGTAGCCTCCTGCGGATCCTGCTCCAAATGTTCCTAATAGTGGCATAGTCTTTCTCCTCCTAATTTATTACGCAAACTGTGTTAGAGAAGCTAACGCTGTAAACGTAGCTGATCCAGTTTTAATAATTGTATAAGTATAAACGTCTAATGAGTTAATGTTTCCTGCAGATGGAGCTGATCCACCTTGCCATTCTGGTGTAATACTTGATCCATCAACTTGAACAGCTGAATTGTAATAAGCTGTCGAACCTTGTTTAACAATGTGAGCTATAGTAATAGATTCTCCAGTATCCATAATTGAATCTAAAGAGTTTGATCCATCACCTCTAATATTTAATGTCCAGTTTCCTGAAGCATCTGTTGTGTAGTTTAAAACTGCTTGTGTAAGAACATCGTAAGCAACTGTACCAGTAGCTGCAGTTGCAGTCGTAGTTACTTTTTCTGCAACACTTTGAATTTTACCTTGACCATTGAAAGTCGCTCTACCAACACCTTTTGGTGTAAGATTTAAATCAATGTTAGTATCACCACCAGTTGCTGAAATATTAGGAGCATTTCCTGTTCCTGCATTTGCTATTGTAAATTCATTAACAGCTGATCCAGATGTAGTAAATGAAATTTGCTCATTAGAGTTTTCATCAAGAATACCATGAGCTGTATCTATAATAATATTTTGACTATTAGTATCTAAATTCGCTGAAAGTTGTGGTGAGTAATCAGATGATAAATCTGTAAATGCTGTATCAACAACATTAGTACCATCAGAGTAAACCATTTTAGTACCTTTGTCTGCTGCTGCCCAAGTAACTCCAGTTCCTGAAGTAGTTTTAACAGTTACAGTAAACGCACCTGAAGTAGCATTGTCAATGACGTAAGTTTTTTCAACAGAATCTGGAACAACAACATTAACTGCTCCTCCAATTGTACCTGTTAATTTTAATACTTGGTTTTTACCGTTTGATAAAGCACCGTTTGTAAAAGTTAAAGTTGCGCCGGATGTAATACCCAATGCATCATAACCACCGATTGCTTGTTCTAGAATTAATAAGTTTGTGTTTGTAATTTGTCCCCAAGTTCCTGAGTTTTCTCCAGTAGCCTGAACAGTAAGTTTTAAACTTGTTGATGTTGAGTTCGCCATATTTTTATACTCCGATTTACTTAATTTATTAAAATTTTATTATAGTGTCAAACTATAAATTATGCAGCGTTTGTGTCGACTTCTTGCCATCCCGGAGGATCAACTGGTGCTGTGCCAGTATTGACTTCGTTCCAAATCAATACATTTGTACCGGTAGCTAAGTCAAAAGTCAAGGCATTTCCTGAAGGAAATACTTTAGTTTCGGTAATAACTTCAGCTACAGAATTTAATGAAGCGGTTAAAGAAAATCCATTAACATCTACTGGAGTATTTAAATCGACCGTTTCTTGACCTAGTGTTACGGTCATTGTTTGACCATAATCAGGATCGGCTACAAACTGACCAGTGTTCCATCTCGAGTTACCCCAAGTAGCATCTCCCCAAGCCATCGTAGTATCTCCAGCTCCAGTAGTTGCGTCTCCATGAACTTCTACATCAGACAAGAACATAGCCATTGCTTGACCAGTAATTTCTGCATCCGGTGCAGGGTCAACACCTGAGAAATTTTCAGACATTGCCATTACAAGAGTGTTTACTGGTTGATTACCATAAACTCCAAATCCCCAACTAGAATTACCCCACGTCGAAGCAGATTTCGCTGATACTTCTGCAATAGTAATGTTATCAGCAACAACTGTTCCTAAATTAACGGACATGGATATTCCATTTGGTTGTGCAAAAGCTGGATTAAAGTTTAATTGAGTAACCATTGGTAAACCAGTTGGTTCTGCAACAAATGCAGAGAATGCCTCTGTTGTTGCTGGAGCTGAAACTGTTAAAGGATTTCCTGTAGGGATTACATTAGAATCGCCGTTTAAAATTGCTCCATTTAAACCTTCGGTCATCGTCATAGCAAGACCCGTTACTTGATGTAAATTACCTGATTCTCCCCAAGTTTCTGTTCCCCAAGTATCCGAACCCCAACCTACATTTACTTCACCTGTAACAATAACACCGTCATTGTTAAGTGACATGGATAGAGCTTCGCCATTATTCCACTCACCAAATCCCCATTTATCACCACCCCAAGGGACATTGTTAGGGTTGCTAACAACAATGGTTAAGTCTTGATTTTGATTCCAAGCGCCTTGATTATAAGAATGAGCTCCCCATGAATTAACAACCATATCCATAATACCGCCCATACCAATTCCATGGACATAACATAAATAATAAAAATCTGTAAATGATGAAGGAGTTATTTCTACGTAACGAGTGGTGGCTGCATTAAAAGTAGTTGTGTTTGTGTATTGAGAATAAGTAACAGCTCCATCTAAATAGTAAGTTACACCAGAAGTTAAATACTGATCTTTACTAGTAGTAGTAGAAAAAATTAAAGGATGATTATTATTAGAACTTTCACTTTGTTCAAAACGCAAAGTAGCATCTGCAACCCAGTCAATCGTGCCTGGTCCTGTTGCATTCCTAGCTCCATCTAAATAAAATACATTACCTGTGCCACCTCCATAGAGATCGCCACTTGCTACGGTAACCGTATAAGTTTTATTTGCCATAGGAGCCTACCTCCTACTAGCCCGATATTCTTAGTATCGCTGCTGTTGATGTTGGCGCTGGAAACTGAATTGTGAAAGTACCTGACGTAGCTGTTTTATCTGCTCCAAAATCTAAAACACAAACCGCATCAGTAGTACCAGACCCTGCTCCTGCTGTCGTGTTATAAATTAAAGCACCTCTAGCTGTCAATGTAACACCAGTAAAAGATCTATCACCAAAATTACATCTTGCTACACCTGCAGTCATAGAAGTTCCTAGATTAACTAGAGCTCCGCCGCCTTGAGCGTATTGGCCAGTATTAGGTACTTGACCACCTGTGCTATCGCCTGGGTAATTAGTAGTTGCAGAATTTAGAGTTGCTGTTGAAATGTAAAGAGCTAGCTTGTACGTATCACCACCTGTTTGTTTAAAACTCATTGCTCCATCTAAAAGTTCTTTTTTAAATGAATTACAAATTGCTTGTGTTATGGCCATAGTTTATCTCCTTATTGTTTTCCTATTCGAGGAACACCTGCTTGGTATTCATCCCGTCTTCGTCTTCCCATTTGTTCAATTGAGAATCCTTTGACTGCCTCTGTGTATTTTTTATCATATAACTGGAGCATGTCAACGGGTCCTTTTAAAAATCCGTAAGCCTCAACTAGGCAAGCATACAATAAGCCGTTGGGAAATTTTTGACTTAAGTATGTAGTAGTATTTGTAGACGATAATCCAGGAGTTTTCAAGATATAATTTACTTGAATTGTATAGGTCGCATCTGGAGTTGGAGCAAAAACTAAAGTGCTTTCATCCCAGTAGCTGTAGTATTTAGGAACACCCGTCTCTCCTTTAGGATTAAACTCTGCCATAAAATTAGTGTCTCTGTATTGAAGAAAATCTCTATTATCAGCTAAAGCTGTTCCATCTGAGTCTACAATTTGAGCAGATCTTACTACTAACAAATTTTGAGGTGTATCTATAAATCTAGTGTTAACAACTAAGTTTGCTGTATCATATCTTCTATTATTATCAGAATCTACTTCTCTTAAAATTCTAAGTTCAGCGTCTTCAATAAATCCATTTAAAATAGTATCTGTAAAAACGTTACTGGATACTTCTGTGTAGTCTATAATTTTTTGTTTTAGTTTAAAGTTATTATTAACAGGTCCTGCAAGACAATTCAATCCTCCTCCTGGTCCATATATATCTATAAAGAAAAAGCCTTCATCATTTTCTTTTAAATTATAACCGTTTTGATTAGTAATTGTTGGGGGCTGACCTCCACTTGGAGAAGTTGTGGTATTTAAAGAATCAACTAATCTTGCTCCAAATATCTTGGCTCCTGAACTGTGAGCACTTGCAATAGTGTTAGCAGGAGTATCTCCTCTAAATGGAGCATTAGTTCCTCGAACTAAACCTGATAATATTTTTGTAGAGCTATCATATGCTCTATATTGAACTACTTCATTTTCATATAGCCCACTTGTAGAATTAATTTTTTCAATAACTACATAACCACCATCTCTATAGAAACCAAGGTTATCAACTACAGCCAAAGAAGTATCTGTAGAAGTTATGTTGGAAGCTAAGGTGGTTGATAATTCTAATTCTTGAATACTTATTTGTAAAGCAGTTGTGCTGGATAATAAAGGTTGTTGAATACTCATTAACCTCACTACATCATTTACTAATATTCCACTGTTAGGTTGATTTACAACATAAACAGCAGTCCGATCACCATCAATAAGAATACTGTTTGTAGTAAAAGGATTTTTTTCTAATAAATCTGGAGTAGGTAATTCTAATCTAGCCGGTCTTGGATGTTGTAATCCTTGTGGATCAGCAGTGTAGGGTTTTGGTTCTAATTGAGGTTGTTTAGGTTCATACTCTGAAATATGTACTCTTGCACCATTCCATTCTTTAACCATTTCACTATAGGGATATTGCAAACCGCTTCGGTCTGAAATAAATAATGCATGTTTTCCTCTTGCTGTGTTACCCATAATTATATACTCGGAAAGTAAGTTTTAGGAGAAATGTAAACACTAGCTGAAGATCCATCTTCTTCTAGAGCTCTAGCTAATTCATCCTCGTAGATTAATTTTAATTCTTGTATTCTTGGTTGTGCATATTTCATAGCTAAGTAATAACTTAAACCTGCAACCATGCAAGGTACAAATCTATATGGTACGTCTGTTGCATTACTATAAGCACCGGCATCTTGAATTCTTTTTTCATAATAAAAATTTATAACATCTCCATTTTGAGTAGAACTTGGGGTTAAATAAATTGTTATTAAAACATGATCAATGAATCTTTGAACAAAATATTGTGATGGTTGACCTGTTGCTGTTTTATTTGATAAAGCTTGAAATTGAGATCTGTTAATTTTTTCTAAGGGAGAATCTACATTAGAACTATTTCTGTAAGAACATTCTAAAATTTCTGTGGCTTGATTAACAAAGTTAGTTATTGAGGCTCCGTCTGCATGAGTTGCTGCAGTAGTTCCATTAACTCCTCTTGTTACTCCAGTAAGTTCTAAACTGTTAAATCCAGTGTAAGAAATGTTTTCAGATCCTACATTGATAGTGCCAGAATCAGGCATACGGTCTTTTGAAGCAATTGTAATTCCAGCGGTTGCAGTTGTAGTAGCTATGGCTGCAGTTAAGGTAGATGTAACTCCGTCAGAATTACCATCAGATGTCGCTCTAAAAATTCTATACTCGTTTTTATTTGTTGCTAACGTAATATTAGTATTTGCTACTTCCCAAAAATGAAGACCTCTATTACCCCATTCTTGAAACATTATGTTTAGCGATCTTCGAGCAGTTTTTAAATTATAACCGCTCATATCAAACTGACCTAGTCTGTTATAAGACTCTTCAATTATCTCATCGATCGAAAACGTTTTGTCAAACGTTGTAGTGCCCGAAGTAGTGTTGGCCATTTAGACTCCTACGAGTTATCTCCGCCACTGTGAAATACAGTGATAGCTGTAATTTGT